ACATCACCTGCCCTGAGCATGAAGCTCAGGGCATTGTCGTAAACGGAGGCAACATATACGCCTTGAATGGGCGGGGCGGCTTGCCCGGGCTGGAGGCTGTAACGGTAGAGGAATTCTCCGGGGCGGCGCTCATTGCGGAGGCACACAGCGAATTGGACGGTCTCATTGCGGCTGCCAGGCAAAGCCTCATAAGCCCGCCCTCCCAAGGCGCACCGTGGAACGCCGAAGCCCGCTATACCGTCGGTGATACCGTGGAGGGCGGGTATGTGGCACTGCGATACAGCCGTGGCAAAGACCCCGCAGACACGGCCAATTTAGGCGTTTACTGGGAGATGCCGCAGGTCAGTTATCCGGCGTGGAGCGATATCGAGGACGGCACGGTGATAACAGAGGATACCATAGTCACCCATGAAGGCAAATCTTGGAGGTGTATTTCCCAGCATATCAAATCCGCGGTGTATAGGCCCAAGACAGGCAGCTCCAAATGGAGCGAATACACGGAATAAGGAGCCGCACGGCTCTTTTTTCATAATCAAAAACAAAGAAAGGAAAACATTATGGAACTTAAAGACACCATCGAACTTATGAACAGCACCGACTATAAGGAGCGCTTTAGAGCTGAGTATTATCAGACAAAAAACCGCTATGACAAGCTCGACAAAATGTGTTGTCTCTATGAGGCAAAGAAGCTGAACTTCACGCCAAGCTGTCCCCTTGAGCTGCTCACCGAGCAGAAACGGCATATGGGGAATTACCTCCATTGCCTGAAGGTTCGCGCGGCGATCGAAGAAATAGAACTTTAAAGAAAGGAAAACTACCATGAAGAAACTCACTTGTATCCTCGCGGTAATGCTCATGCTGTGCCTTTGCACCGTAGCCTACGCCGCAGACCCTGTAACTCTGGATATAACCGCGCTGGACTACCAGACCGGCAAGGCGGTATCCAAAACCTATGTCAACAACGAGCTTTTCCTGCTCAAGGTTGACCTGGGCATACCCCGGTTTTTCGACCTGACCGATATGGAGCTTATAATCGAGCTGGACGGCGTAAAGCTGGACGAAAACGACCTGAGATTGGAGGCTGGCACATATTACCTGAGCGGCATAGTTACCGACCAGCCCGCCGCCCTCCGTATAACCGTCAAGGACAAAGCCTACGACAACGCCGAAACCGCCGAAGAACTCTACAACGCACTCCAGAAAAACAGGACTGTAAGTAAGACCTACTATTTTAACGCCGCGCAGCCCGCCGAACAGCCCATTGCGAAAAATCCCGTGGTGATACCCAAGACCGGCGGCGCCTCCGTCCTCGCGTATGCGGTATCCATAGCCCTGATAGGGTTCGGCCTCGCGGTGGCAGGTAGGCGAAAATGAACAGAATAGACGGTTTTATCGCCTACATGGAATCCCACGTAGGCGATATGTATGTATGGGGAGCGCAGGGGCAGCGCGTGGACACCATGGGCACCCCCGAGACATGGATCAGACGCAGGGAGACCAGCACCCGCAATTACGACAGGGCCGTTAAGTTCTTCCGGGGTGCCGCCAAACGCCCCTTATATGCTTTTGATTGCTCCGGTCTGATCGTCCATTATATCAGCGACACTATGCACTGGATCAAGGGCGACACCTCGGCCCACGGCCTATACGGCATGTGCCGGGATAACCGGGGCTATTTTGGCATGGCAGAAATGCGTCCCGGCGATTTGCTATTTATCGAGGGCACAAAGAACGGCCAGAAGGCCATGGTACATGTCGGCGTATACGTCGGAGATGGCTACACCATAGAGGCCAAAGGCCGGGACGACGGCGTATGCAAACGCCTGCTATCTCAAGGCAACTGGACGCACTGGGGCCGCCTGCCTCTGCTGCAAGCGGACGACCCAGAAGAAACGGAGGAAAAAGTGGCAAAGAAAATCGAACTGACTAGCCCTATGATGCGGGGAGACGACATCAAGGCATTGCAGACCGCCCTTAACGCTCTTGGCTATGACGCGGGGGACCCTGACGGCATAGCGGGCAAAAACACCATTGCGGCCATGCGGGCGTTTTGCCAGGCACACAGCATGGCGCCGACAGAGCTGTCGGACGTGCTGCAAGTGTCCGTGTCCGTTGACGGCAAAATATACGTAGGTACAGTCAAAAAATAAGGAGGAAAAAATGAACATATCTGAATGGATCAAAACTATTGCCGCCGCTGTAGGCGGCGCACTTGCGTGGCTCTTCGGCGCCTGGGATCCCCTGATAATGGTACTGGTGGCGGTGATGGTGTTGGACTACGTCACCGGCGTAGCCGACGCAGCAGTGACCGGGACCCTCAGCAGCGCAGTAGGATTCAAGGGATTGCTGAAGAAAATCTTTATACTAATACTGGTGGCACTGGCAGCCCTTATTGACAGACTTGTGCCCGCCACCAATGGGGCGGTGCGCAGCGCGGTGTGCATGTTCTACATAGCCAACGAGGGCTTGTCCATACTGGAGAACGCCGGCACGCTTGGCCTGCCGCTGCCCGAGGCGCTCAGAGGCGCCCTCCAGAAGCTCCACAACAAAGGCAACGCAATAGAAGATACCGAACCTACCGACAAAACAGCATAATATCATCCCACGTTCGGGAATCCCTTTCAATCGCCCCTGCTTCGGCGGGGGCTTTTTTATTTGCCTTATTTTTTTAGTTTATGGCGTTTTGCTGTTGCATTACCACCCAATGAGTGGTATAATAAAGCCATAAAAAAGAGGAGGGCAAGACAATGACAAAGAAATTTGAAAACCGCGTCAAGAAGGAAATGACCGTAGACACCAAAAAGTACCGCTATATATATGAGTGCATCGCCAATCAGGGCATAGCCGTAATTAAGCGCCTGCCGATATCGGAGCTTGATACAACTGACTCCATCACCGGGTGGGAGACGGTAAGGGAATATAAATGACTATCAGAGAGATCAGAGACCTGACAGGACTGTCGCAAGCCGCCTTTGCGGCAGCCCTGAACATACCGAAGAGGACCATTGAAAACTGGGAAAGCGGCGCCCGCAAATGCCCCGAATATGTCACCGCGCTGATAGAGTACCGCGTGAGGCACGACGGCAGCCTTGCGGGAGGAGCATAATATGCAGTGCCGTTGTGAGAGGTGCGGTGCCGCTTTTGAGGGTAGTGGCGAGCGGAGGTTTTGCGATGCCTGCCTCAAAAAGATCAGGACAGAGCAGACCCGTGCCTGTAGGCGCACATGCGCCATATGCGGGCAGGAATTTGTCGGCGGCCTCCGGGCTAAATATTGCAATAACTGCCGCATTATTGCCCAACGAGAGCAACAGCGGCAATATAAGCGCATGGGCGCAGCGCGGCCGCTTGGGAGCATAGATCATTGCGCTAAGTGCGGGGCAGAGTATAACGTTGAGAGCGGAGCGCAAAAATACTGTAAGGCCTGCGCCGAGACAACTGTGCGAGACAACATACGCCGACGCCGCCGGGATTATAACAAAACCTATGATATGCCGCACGTCAAGCCTAAGCGCTATTGCGTGATATGCGGTAAGGAGATTACCACACCCAAAAACACGATAACGTGCAGTGCGGAGTGCGCTAAAATCCGCAAAGCACAGAGGCAGGCTCGGGCGGATTATAACCGCGGGCACAGGCTTGATGATGTGGAGGGCTACGCTCCGACCAAAGCCGCACCGCGCAAACCCAAATATTAAGAGGGCTGCTATAATGTATAACCCTAATGACCACCACCAATGCTATGCACCGTGGTTATACTACTCTACAGGCTCAGGCAGCCTGGGGAAAATCTTAACCTCAAAATCCTGCGGATCTGAGCCAAACCCGCCAACGGTGCGGGTGTACTCCACGCGGGACAACACCATGCGCAGCGCGTCGTTTTTTTCCTGTGCTGTCGTGTAGGCGGGGTAGGCGTCCAGGACGGCATGGACGGCGGGCACAATATCGCGGGCGGAGGCATTTATGCGCACGGCCTTGGCTATTGCCGCCTCCGTGTCGGCCACTGCTGTCTGTAGCCGCTGCACCTCGCCGGTTATGGCCGCTTGCCGCTGTAAAAACACCTGCTCTGTATATATGCCCCGCTCCAGCAGGTCATATAGCCGCGTCTGCTGCTGCTGGTAGGCCAGCAACTCCCGCTGTGCGCCGTCCAGCGCGGACTGCAGGGCGCCTATGTCAACGGTCTGCGCCTGGGCCTTGGCAGTGATCTCATAGCCCGCCAGCCAGCGCGCCAGCGTGGCCACCACGCGCTGCTCTACAACCTCAAGTTTGCTGCCGCGGCACCTGCAGAGGGGATTGCGGCACACGTAATATGACGGCTTGCCTTTTTCGTGCTGCCGTGCCATGACGCACCCACATAACCCACAGTACAGCAGCCCGGCAAGTGGGCTCTGCAAAGGCCCCTTGGTGGCGGGGCCGGTGCTGTCCGCCGACAGCCGCGCCTGTGCCGCCTCGAAAAGCTCCTCTGATATGATAGCCTCGTGCAGCCCGTCGCAGATGAGCGTGCGCTCCGGCGTGCGCTCCAGCTTTTTGACGACGGCGCCGTTGCTCATACTCTTACGCAATGTCTGCTTATACCACGTGACCTTGCCAATGTAGGCGTGGTTTTTAAGGATAACCCGCACCGCGGGCGCTGACCAGAGGTTACCCGCCTGTGTAGTCAACCCCATAGAGTTAAGCATGGTGGATATTCTGCGGGCACCGACGCGCAGAAAAGCGCCGTTATACTCCGCCCCGTTGACGTACCAGTTAAATATGGATTTGACGATCTCTGCCTCCTCGGGTACGACCTCCAACATGTACCCCTTGCCCTTGGGCACCTTGACGGTCTTGTATCCGTATGGCGCATGTCCCTGGGGCCATTTGCCCTCGCGGACGGCCCGCTCCCGGCCTGCCAGCAGGCGGCGGTTTATGGTCTGATACTCTCGCCGGGACATAAACAGGCCAAATTCAAAGTATTCCGCGTCGGCGGGATCCGACGGGTCATACGTCCGCGTGGGTGTGATAATTTTTGTGCCGGTATACACAAATGTCCGCTGCACCTGCCCCTGGTCCATGGTATCACCACGGGCGAGGCGTTCCACCTCCATGACCAGCACGCCGTCCCATTTGCCGGTCTCTACGTCGGCGAGAAGACGCTGCATCTCCGGGCGGGCCGCTATGCTGTCGCCGCTGACGATCTCCTGGTATATCTCGCTCACGGCGAGGTGTAGCCGCTGCGCAGTTTCCAATAGTGCCGCCTTGTGCCGCGCCAGAGTTTCGCCCTGCCCGGCGCTTTCTGCCTCAAAATCCTTGCGGCTCTTACGCAGATACATACAATAAGGCATAATTAACCCTCATTTATCAAACGCATAAACTCTGATTCATCTATTATCAAAATGTCCCGGCCTTCGCTGATCAGCTCTTCGGCCTTTCTGTGCTTCGAACTCTTTTCATATCCTTTTGTTTTTACCAAATCCTGTATTCCGACAACGAGAATGTCGGTTTTTCTGGTTACGTTTTTACCTATATTAGCTCCGAATCCTTGAGCGGCATGCTCGGCTTCCGAGCGATCCATGTTGGCAAAAGCACCGGTAAAAACAAGAGTTTTCCCCGAAAGCGTTTCGCAGACGGCACTTTCAAATTCTGGCGCACAGAATACATGCTGTATAGGAACCTGCGTCACGGGAACATAACCGTTATTCAGCGAACTTTTTAGTACTAATCCACAACGCTGCGCAAATTCATCGAGATTCTTCGCGTTACGCTCAGCGGCCATGGTTTCAACGAGCTTCGCGCAAGCTACGGCATCTGATGCGGCATTGTGATGCTCTAACGGTATATTAAAATGAGCACATAAAGAATCCAAAGAATAAGAACTGAATTTGTGATAATAAACGATACGGGAAGCCTGCAATGAACACATGTAACTTATGTCTATTGGGCTAAAACTGAAATTATCCTGTGCTTGTTCCAGGCAGCTTATATCAAAAGCGGCATTATGGGCCACGACTGGGTATTTTTGCAACAAAGGAGCAACAATGGGCCATATATCCCCGAAACTGGGCTTATCTGCAACCATGCTGTTGGTAATTCCGTGAATATGAGTAAAACACGGGTCTATTTCTGTTTGCGGGTTGAGCAACTCGGAAAATACCGTTTCGTGTATGCCGTCATGACAATGGATTACAGCGAAAGAACAAATGCTGCCGCGCTGATAACGATTTGCCGTCTCAACATCTATGGCTAAAAAATCACCTTGCATAATACTTCCTCCACGCTATTTTGGCTTTCTATAACTTTTGATCTGCCGCCGAGGCAGTTTTGAGGCACGATTTGTGCAACTTGAGTGGGCGGAGTACTTAAAACGGTACTACATTGCAAATTTCCCCTTTCTTTTAATTTTTAATGTATTATTATTTGAATAAAGAACAAATGTTTGGAGTTGAAAATATGACAGCAAAAGAAAAACTTTATAATGAAATCAAAAACATGCCTGACGAAATCGTGTACAAAACTTTGCTCATTCTTGATGCTTTAGCAGCTCAAGCAGAGCCTCAGCCTTACGGTCAGACATGCCTGAAATCCGCCTCCAAAGAGCGTCTTGCATGGGAGTAAGACTATTATCCTCTTGCTCCATAATGCGGTCGCAAGAATTGTCTGCGAGATACACGACGGGGAGACCGAGCTTGCGGGCGTAGCTTTGCACAGTATCGAGCTGCGGAGAGCGCTGACCTTTTTCGTATCGACTTATAACTTGCTTTGAGGTGCCTAATATTGCCCCGAGCTGCTCTTGGGATATGCCGTGCTCCTCGCGGTACTTTTTAAGCTTGTCGCCGAATGTCATTTTTAAATCCTCCTTACTGATACTATTAAACCATAAAAAGTCACCAAATGCAATACAAAGTCACCAAAAAAGAGACGGAAAATATGGCCAAAAACATAGTCACCAAATGGTTGACAAAACGAGCGGATAATGATAATATAAAAGCGTCACCAGATGGGCGACAAGAAAGGAAGTGGAAAAGAATGGCGAAAAATATGACCCTACGCGGCATCATCTACTCGAGGTATGATAGCGAGGCGGACTTTGCGCGAAGTCTTGGCTGGACCAGGCAAAAACTTAACAGGATAGTCAACGGGAAAATGCCGAACATAGAGGAACTGAATGCGATAGCACAAGGGTTAAATGTACCAGTGTCCGAAGCAATAGCATTTTTTTTGCCCGTGTAGTCACCGAATAGGCAACAAATATAACCCGGCATATCACCGAATAAACATATTACGACAAAACGACAGGAGGACAGCACAATGATCGTTAAAGACTACTACGAGGGCAAGACCCACATAATTATCGACGATAAGTACTGCGTAAAGACGCAGGAAGAGGTTGACGCCATACTCAAGGCCATGGGCGAACTGGTGGGCCGCCAGCTTGCACAGCAGCAGGCGCGCCGCGCCGCAGAGTAACGCCGGGCGCTTCGGGATAAGGACAGGGGCGGGCAATAACGCTAACCCTTGGGCCTGCGCGGGACAGGCCCGAAAGCTTCATTGTGAATCTCCTTTTCAGTGATATTTATTGAGGATGCCGAAATAACGCCCGCTCCTGCCCTTATCCCGAAGCTTACCCTTAGGAGGTGATGCCCTTGGGCACCTGCGGCTGATAATCACACGCTCCAAATAACCACGCACGTTAGCAGCTCGGCTGGGCGAGCATAAATAGGATTCAGGCCCAGTGCGTCCGGGAAGGAGGGCATTTGCCGATGGCCCAAGCTCCCGGGGTATCAGACAGAACAGGAGGACAAGCCCATGCTGTTGGTACGCGATGTAATATCACGTATAACCCTGATGAACTCCCAGCGGGTGCGGCTGTATGAGTCCCCCTTCGGGCGCATGGTACTGGACCTTGCCCCGGGGGAGAACACCGCCCGCCGGCGGAACGATACCGTAGGCCCGCTGCTGGATGCGGAGGTAATCGGTATCGAAGGCAACAGCAGCAGTATCAACCTGTATGTAAGGACGGAACACATCAGCAAAAAGGCGGGGAGGAAACGCATATGACCCTTGAATTGGCAATGGAATATCTGAAAGTGGCTCTGCTGCTGGCGGCATACCCCATGGGCATGTGCCTGATGTTCTGCGCCTTTGAATTTTTAAGCGAACATTCCCGTGGCTTTCGGTGCTTCCTGCGCTGGATCGCCAGGGTGATGAATATATGAAAAAAGAGGGCTGCAACATGGAAGAAAAACCCAATATAGCCGGCGGCGAGACCGGCATATGCCGCTTTTGCGGGCAGATGGTGAATGTACAGTGGCTGCGCGGCTTCGAAAACCATAAGGACAGGGATGCTGATTATTTGGCCTCACGGTTCTGTGGTTGCCTGGACAGCAAGAAGTATGCGGAAGCTGAACAGCGGCGGGAGGATGCGGCGGCAATGCGGAAGATAACGCTTGAAAACGCGCGAGAGATAATTGACGCGCTGTTTGGGCCGCCGGCGAAAGAGTCAGGGCTTGCGGTGATGAATGAAAATGTGCGCGATTATGTGTACGAGGCGGCTGCACTGGTATATGACGGCGATGCGAACCACATAACCGTGGATGACAGCGACGGCATAACCGCCAAGATAAAGCTCACCAGCAAGGGGCAGCTCCGGATAACCCGGAGCCAGAACTTTAACGTGAGCCAAGAAACTTAAAGTGAAATAAAGGAGGTAAGGCATATGAACGCTATACAGGAAGCGATCATCAAAATTAACACCGAGATGCAGGCAAAGCCCGACGACCTGTACCTTGAAGCAATAGGGCAGCATGTTATAGACCGCTGCGGCAACGTAGCGGCGGCAGAAGCGGTGCTCAAAAAAGACAGGACCCTCAAGGACGCTATGGACAAGGTAATGGAGACTGCCAAAGCGCGCAAGCAGGGCAGTGTTGCCGTAATGCGAGATGATGAGGTGTATGCCATTGTGGACAGGTATTTCGGCATAGACAGCATGGAGCCCGTCACCCCGCTACCGGCTTCGGAGCCGCAGAGCCGTAAGATAGTCAACGTAGATTTCGGCGACTTCTTCTAAAGGAGACGCCATGCTCAAGATACCAAAGCAAATCAGGAAGATGCCGTGGCCAGAGCCATATGAAAACAAGAATGCGCTGTTAAACGTGCGCGTCATCGTTAATACGCCGGTTGTGGATCATGAAAGGCTGCTGGTGGTGACGCTGCAGCGGAATATCGAGCAGCGGTGCTGGCGGCAGATAAAGGAAGAAATGGTGCGGATGGTCTGCTCTAAGAAGCGGCAGGACTGCGTGGCATATATGAAAATATCCGGCCGTCCCGTCCGCTCGGCGGCAATACGGGAGAACACCGCAATAAACCTGACAACCTGCTATCCCGATATATCTGAGCGGGAGGAAAAGCTGCTGGCCTCGTGGCTGGGCGACAAAGTGACGCAGAATCATTATCTCGATAACCTCGATACATGGATCAGGAAGACCGAGGCTGCAGCGAAGCAGCGGGATATGGAAATGCGTGGCGAACTGCTTGACTGCGACTGGCAGCTTTGTCCGGAAGAACTGCCGGAAGGCTTTATACGCTGGGTGCGCCGGGAGGTCATAGACCGGGACAACACCATCATATATAAGCGTGGCAATACCAGGGGCCTGTGTTATTCCTGCGGCAGAGAGGTAAGAGGAAAGTTCACTCAATACCACCTTACTACATGCCCCAGCTGCGGGGCGAAGGTGGACTGCTTCCTGAAGGACGGGGCGGCGTGGAGGGCCGAATTTGTGGATAATGTTGCGGCGGCTCAACTCGGCGCGGACGGAAGGACTACATTTATAAGGTTGTGGCATTTAAAGCGTGACCCTTCCGCACGATATGAGAGCCCGGAGGAATGGCTTCAGGAGGTGGCACGGTACGCTATCCGTGAGCGGCACACCGCCAAATGGCAGCACGAATATAAGGAAAACTTCTATATGCAGGCCATACGCTTGCCGTTGGGAGAATGGAAACGGTACAGAAATGTATCCGACATATACGATGGCTGTTATAAATTCTACGACGCGAGCCTGCCTGCGGCGGTTGCGGGAACGCATCTCCAGTACGCCACGCCGGAACTGTATTACGAAGCGGGGGACGCCGCCGGGCTGGGCGTGAACATCATTAAGTATTTATTGGACTGGGCCCGCTACCCTGTAATGGAATATCTCATAAAGCGGCGGTTTTACTGGCTGGTAGTTGAAAAGGTAAACGGGGTGAGAAACGGCGAAAGGGATCTGATACGCTGGAAGCGCAATAAGCTCGGCGAATGCTTCCGCTTCCCGCTGCGCCTGCTTCAGCTGATGCAGCCGGGGGAATGGCACATGACGGATATAGGCCGGGCGGGCGTCCTGTGGCGGCTGTGCCAAAATGGCACGGTCGCGGAGCGGGACATATCTGAGATGCTGAATCTCGACATTGACTATGCGGCTATATCCCCCGCAACAAAATATGCCACGCTGCACCGCATATTGAAATACCTTGCGGAGCAGACCGAGGCGGTGCAGCACGGCCTTGAGCGGCTGTATATGGACTACATAGGCGAGTGCGAGCAGCTGCGCATGGACCTCTACAGCGAGCAGGTGATGTTTCCCCGCGACCTGCGGGCATCCCACGCCGCCGCGGCGATGCAGATGCGGTATGAGAAAGATAGGATCGCGCAGGAACAATTTGCCCATGCCGTGGAGAAGCTGCAAAAATTTGTCTGGGAGAGCGGCGGATACACCATACGCCCGGCGGCCTCCCAAGAGGAATTAATAGCCGAGGGGCAGGCGCTGCACCACTGCGTGGGCGGCTATGCCCTGCGCATGGCGGAGGGCAAAACCGCGATATTTTTCATCCGGCTGGCGGAGGAACCTGACAGGCCCTATTATACCTTGGAGCTGCAGGGTAAAAAACTCATACAGTGCCGGACGAAAAACAACGCGCCCTATACAGAGGATGCGGGTATCGAAGCCTTTGTGAACAGTTGGCTTACCGAAGTGGTAGCCAAGGGCGGGGTAAAGAAGAAAAAGATAGCGTAAGGAGGGCATGATGGAAGAAACAAAAGAGATCATCGACGTTGAATATGAGGAACTGCTCCCGGATATGCCGCGGGACATCAATACCATAACCACGGAAATACTGCTGTACAAAAACCAGGCGGGCGAGGCCATCCTCGAGATAGGCAAGCGGCTAATAGAGGTCAAGGCCCAGCTGGATCACGGCGAATGGCTGGACTACCTTAAGGAGCGTGTGGACGTATCCGTGCGCACCGCCCAGACCATGATGCAGCTCGCCAAAGAGTATTCCTCAAATGCGCAGACGTTTGCGCTTTTGGGTTCGCAAAAAGCTTTGAAACTGCTGACTTTACCTGCTGCCGAGCGCGAGGAATTTGTAGCTCAAAATGACGTTGCGGATATGTCGGTCCGCCAGCTGGACGAGGCCATAAAAGCGCAGAAGGCGGCGGAGAAGGAGCGGGACTACTGGGAGAACGAGGCCAAGACAGCCAGGCAGGAGATGGAAGAACAGCTCAGCGAGCAGCAGTGCGTATACGATACCGATATGGCTAAAGCTCAGCAGGAGCTTCACGACGCGGCCGCCAGGGCGGAAAACGCGCTTACGGTGGTGGCGGAGCTTAAGGGCAAACTGCGGGAGCTGGAGGACAAGCCGCGGAGCGCGGACCCGAAGGAGCTGGAAGCGGCCCGGAAGGAGGGGGCGGATAAGGCCCGTGAGGCGGAAGCAAAGAAACTCAGGAAGCAGATAGAAGAAGCGGAGGCCAAGGCGAAGCAGGCCGCCGAAGAAAAGGCGGAGGCTATAAGGAAGGCGGAAGCGGAAAGAGCGGCATACGAGCAGACGGCCCAGATAGCGGAGCAGGAGCGGGCCGCGCTTACCAAGCAGGCGGAAGAACTGAGGCGCCGGCTGGCGATGGCAAACTCGGATATGGCGGTGTTCAAGGTGCATTTTGAGAGTATGCAGGACAGCGCTAACAAAATGCTGGAGTGCATAGCGAGGGCGGAGGATTCCGGCGCATCCGAAATAGCGGGAAAGATGCGGGCGGCGGCGCGAAGCTGCTGCCAGGCGGTAATAGCGGGAACGGAGGTGTAGGCCATGCCAATAGTGATAAAGACCCAAATGCGCCGTATCCCAAAGAACTGCCGGGAGTGTCCCTTCTATATAAATAGTATGGACAGCCAATGCGACAAGGCGCTGTGCAGGGCGAAGGGCGGATGGACACCCGGGAAGCGGATTGGTGTGTACGGAGGAAGGCCGAGCTGGTGTCCGCTGCGCACAACGACTGAGGAAGGAGTGCGGTATGGCGCGCAAGAAAAAAACGCTTATCACATATGAGGTATTCATTCGCAGATCGGGAAAAGAGACGGTACTGCTGACCACAACTGACAAGAAAGCAGCGGAGAAGGCGTACAGACAGAACCGCGGCGATTGCCGCGTCAGGGTAGATGGGCGGGAGTTGCCCATACTGGAAGCGGATAAATTCATGGAGTGCGGCGGGCGCGCCGGGGTGGAGCAAATATTCATTTTCCGCAGTCCCAAAAAACAAGAGAATATGCACAGCTTAAAGCCTGCCCGGTGAATCGGGCAGGCATACCAATAGGCGGCGGACAAGTTCTTTTCGGGCTTGTAATGAGTAGTAAGAAACCGAGCATGACCTTTTGCCGGGTACGGCATTACCCGGTTCTCCTTTACAGGGTGGCGGCAACTGCATTAGGGTTAGACCCTGAGCAAAGTACCGTCCCCGGCAAAGGGCCATAGCAGCATCGCCCGATTGCGTGAAGCGTTGTCAAGGGACCGTGGAATAAATGCCAGCCCGCAGGTTGGCTTTTATGCCGCGAAAGCCCTTGACATAAGCGAGCGCCATTATGCTATTGCCAGCCCGCGCCCACTATGTGGGCCGGGGTTGTCAGCCCCTAAATGCCGATGTTGGATAAGCAGGAGGTATCGAGCTATGGGCAAAGGACGGAAAACGAAGTGGATCATAACAGACCCGGACTTTTATGATGCAGAACAGAGTACGCCAGACAGCACCCCAAAGCTGTCAGGTTATCGCGTGAAGGAGATTCGCAGCGGCAATATATTGGAGCTGGAGGTATACCCATATTGGGATACACGGCCCAAGTGCGGGGTTAAGGCATCCAGGCTCAAGGAAAGCCGGGCGGCACAGAAGAGATATAACGAGCGCAACAGCCGTAAACGCTTCGTGCGGCTCGTCAATGAAAATTTCGGCCCCGGAACTGCAGGCGGCCTGCATGTAACGTTGACATATGAAAGCAGGAACGGTCGCTTGCCTGTCATGGAAGAGATACAGCAGGACGCACGGAATTACATAGCCAGATGGCAGCGGCGCAGGAAAAAGACAGGGCTGGCCTCCGGCAAGTACATGATAGTCGCGGAAGAGGGCACGGAAAACACTAAGCGCCTTCATCTGCACGTCATCCTTGAAAGCGGCATAGACCGCGACACCTGTGAAAGCCTGTGGCACTTCGGCTATGCCAACGCGGATCGCCTTCAGCCCAACGAATACGGCCTTGAGGCTATGGGACAGTATCTCTCGAAGAATCCCAAGGGGCGGCGCAGATGGTGGGGCTCCAAGAATCTCAAGCAGCCCACTGTCAAGGTATATGACCACAAGGTGACCCGCAGTACGGTAAGGGCGATACAGCATGACAAATATGCAGCCCGGGAGCTGCTGAAGGCTTACCCCGGATATTTCCTGTACGATCCGGAGCAGGATGTGCGCGTCAGGACAAGCAGCTTTGTCAGCGGCGCGTATATAAGCATAATGCTGGCGAGAGACCAGAGAAACGACGAAACTAAAGGGAGGGTGAAAAGATGAGCGAATACACCGAGAGACTCAACCGGGCGGGTATACCCGTATGGCGGCCTGCCCAACCGGCAACGGGCAGAGAGGACGAGCACCAGACCGCCCTTACCCAATGGGCACGGATGATGCGGACGCAGTATCCGGCACTGCAACTCTACCACCACATACCCAACGGCGGCCTGCGCGATAAGCGCACGGCGGCGCGGCTGATAGGGCAGGGGGTACATTCCGGCGTACCCGATGTATTTATCCCTGTCGCCCGGGGCGGCTACCATGGCATATACGTTGAGCTCAAAACGGGCGACAACCGTCCGACCCCGAATCAAAACGAGTTTATGAGCGGCGCTATGGCCGAGGGCTACTATTGCGCGGTCTGCTACGGCTGGCCGTGTGCGGCGGCGGTGATTGAGGATTACCTGCGCATGCCGGCCACTGACCGGCGGGACGAGCGAACAGGAGGAATGAACATGAAATATACCATTGATTACGGTTTCGGAGAAGCCATTCTGTATACTCCGTATGATGCCAAAGAAAGATTTTATGCTCTTGCTGGCACATGCTTTGGGATCAGAAAGAGCATTATGCACTGCGTAATTCTAAAGGCAGAAGATATTCCTTGTGAAGATTTTGAACGCCTTGAATTTAACGGAGATGTCTATGTTTGGCGTGAAGACGGTGCGCGAAAAATGATTGCCCCGCTATGGGCGGCTGACAAAGAATGGAATATGGATTATTGCGAAAAGGTTCGATACAAACCGAAGGAGGACTGACAATGGCTGAAGAGTACATAGAGCGAGAAGATGAAAAGGCATTGGAGGACAACAATGGCCAAAAGCGATAACGATTATTATAACTACTTACTCTCATGCGGATTTGATGAACAAGAAGCTCAACAAAAAATGAAAGAAAGGGAGATTATGATTGATTTATATCAAGGCAAAAAAGAGTAAAGAGAAATTACAAGTCAAGCATACCAATTGAGCCAAAAACGGTTAACCAAAGAAATTCAAGATTTTTTGTGGGGTGGGAAGTGCTAACAATGGCTAAAGAGTTCATAGAGCGTGGGGCGGTGCTGGAAAAGGTTATTGAAGTAAAGCACCACGACCCTGAATTGAGCGGAGTTGTACTGCACAGGTACATCAAGGAAATCGACTTGAAGGATATTCCTGCCGCCGATGTTGTCCCTGTGGTGCATGGGGAACTTACGGAGCATATTCACGAATTACTCCGGGCAGAGCAAGACGGACGGCTGGTGGTGCTGCCGTGTAAGGTGGGTGACACGCTATGGGTGACTGGCCGTGACAATGTGCCGCGAGAAATGGAGCTTGAAGCCCCGGACATCAGAACTGTTTGCACGGATGAGGATAATCTGTGTATGTCAACGTGCAATCGTAAGCCGGATGGGTTCTGCGCGTATCGTCTGCGTAATGATGGCGCAGACATCGGCAAGACCGTATTCCTCACCCGTGAAGAAGCCGAAAAGGCATTGGAGGCAAGGGAAAATGGCTAAATACATAGAACGAGAAGCGGCTAAGGAACGGCTTAGAATATGGATCACAGATTGCGTATTAGCCGGGGATAATGATGCGGCAGACTGTTTCAGGGACTGTATAGACCTCCTTGACAGTATTCCAGCTGCCGATGTTACCCCGGTGCGGCGCGGACGGTGGATCGAAGAGGATGGCACACAGATTTGCTCGGAATGCGGCGAAGAACACGAATGGGAAGATTACAGAGCGCCGTACTGCGATACCTGCGGAGCAAAGATGAACAAGGAGGAAGCTGATGGCACTGAACGAACTAACTAAAGAAATCCACGACAACGCTGTATCCCACGGTTGGTGGGACGAGCCTCGCAACCTACTGGAGATCGCTGCCCTGTGCCGGAGAAAACAGGCCGAAATAGAGGGGAGGGGGGCATCAAAAAGCTAAATCAACCCTCCGTGGTACCGGGGCGGCCCATCGGAAGAAAAATTTTTCGATTTTTGAGAAGCTTCGAAAATGAACGGCAATGGGGCGCCAAAAAACAACAAAACTACAAATAAACGGCGGCGGCAAATTGGTCATCGAAAAGATTTATAAAATTACATCAAAAACGACGGCTTTTAATCCAAAAAGGAGGCGAAAAATTGAATCCGAAAAAAGCAACGCGGGAAAGGCGAGATGAGCGGGCAGCCGTGCGGCGACTGCTGATGTATTGGGGTAATGCAGAGCGCACGAGGACGGAAAAAGAGCGGTTGTTAATTAGCGTTGACGAGGAGATCGAAGCGCAATACGATCTTCACCCGCAGCAGATTACGGGCCTGCCGCACGGTACCGAGCTGCCGGACAGCACTCCGGCCACGGTGATAAAAGCTTCGCGGGAATTAAAAAGACTGCGAAAGAAGAAAAAACGGCTGGAAGACGAATTACAAAATCTCGATCATTGGGTGGGAATGATAGAATTTGAAGTGATGTGTTTGCCGCCGCTGGAATATGAGGCAATAAGACTGCGGTACGTTAAATACGGAGCGGCAAAAGGGGGATATTGGGAGCGGATAGCGCAGCAAATGCACGTCTCGATTGATTGGGCGAAGACCCTTGAGAGACAGGGGGTAGACAGGCTGATAGGCAGAATAGCAGCGTAAAGAGAATACCGTATAAGAGGGCTGATATCAGCCCTCTTATATCATTATCCCAAACTTTGCCGCACGCCCGGCCCAGGGCCTTAACCGTGTTGTCTGTAACGAGATAAATAAAACTCAACACTTTCCCACACTCTTTATGTGCTATAATAATACCATCAAAAGGGCTGCGAAGAGCGGCCCTTGAGCATTTTGAGGGAGATGAGCGGCAATATGGCAAGCCGAGCCCTACATTTTTGCCAGTACCCTGGATGTAATGCGCTGACCGCCGGACGATACTGCGATGAGCACCGGACGGCGGGCGAACTGCGGCAGCAGGAGCAGATACACGCCCAGGACGAGCGGCGGGGCAGCTCCCGGCAGCGCGGATATGATGCCCGATGGAGCAAATACTCCCGCTGGTATTTGTCGGCCCCGGAACATCAACTCTGCGCCCTGCGGCTGGACGATGGCTGCACTATGGTGGCGCGGTGCGTGGATCACATAGACCCGCCTGACGGGCCGGGCGACCCGCGCTTTTGGGATACCGCCAATCACCAGCCCGCCTGCATACATTGCAACAGCGTCAAAGGACACAAAAAAATCATAGGCAAATACAGAATTTGAGAAAGGAGGAGCCTATGCCGACAGGAAGAAAGCCGAGGCCGCTAAAGCTCGTCGATAACGGCAAAAACCGGCATACCAAAGACACGATGGAAAACCGGGAGAATGGCGAACCTACCGGCTGCTCCGACAAATTAAAACCACCCAAAAGCCTGTCCCCGGAGGCGAAGAAGGAATGGAAAAGGGTAGTAAAGCTCTACCGTCAGCTCGACACCCCGATAATTAACGATCTGGACATATCCGCCCTCGCTGCCTACTGCGAGAGTGTGGCGATATACCAAAAAGCCGAGGCGGAATACCAAAACGGCCCGCTTATATACCGGGCGGCGGACGGCAAGCCAACGGAAAACCCGTATATCACCATCATGCGCCGGGAGGGGCAGAATATCATAAAATACGCCGAGCAGCTGTGCCTGTCGCCGGTGGGCCGTGCTCGCATGGGTGTAGCAGCAGCGAAAAAAGCCGCAGAGAGCGACCCCATGGCCGCATATCTGAGCAAGTACGGTGGTTAACTCGAACAAGGCCCTCGAAGTTATCGAGTTTGTACAGGCCCTTAAACATACCGGCGATTTTTACGGCAAACCCTTTGTGCTTTTACCATGGCAGATAGAGGTCATAAACTCCGTATACGGCACCGTGACCGCTGATGGCGTGCGGCAGTACCACATGGCATATTTGGAGATCGCCAAGAAAAACGGCAAGACCGAACTTATCGCCGCGCTGAGCCTGTATCACCTGGTCATGGACGCACCGGGCGGCGAGATATACTGCGGCGCCGCAGACAGGAACCAGGCATCAATAGCTTTTAACGCCGCAAAGAGCATGGTGGAGCAAAGCGAAGTATTGTCCAAGATAATCAAAATCAAAGACAGCACGAAGGAAATGCTGAATCTCCGCACACACAGCCGCTTTAAAGTGCTGTCGGCAGAAGCGGCGACCAAACACGGCCTTAACCCCTCCGTGGTCATCATAGATGAACTACACGCCCACCCCAAGCGGGACTTGTGGGACGTGCTGACATTTGGTACGGGTGCTGCACGGAATGAGCAGCTCATATGGTGCATCACCACCGCGGGCGACGATCCCGACCGCAAAAGTGTGGGATGGGAACAGCACGAAATAGCAACAAAGGTGCTGAGCGGCGAACTGACAGACCCGGCGTTTTACGCCAAAATCTATACCGTCCCTGAGGACGCGGACATATACGATGAAGCAAATTGGTACTTAGCCAATCCCTCGCTGGGCGTATCCATCAAAATTGAGAATGTGCGCAGCGAGGCGATAAAGGCCCGAAACAGCCCGGCGGCAGAGAAGCTCTTCCGGTGGCTCCGGCTCAATCAATGGATCTCGCTTAAACGCACCGGCTGGCTGCCCATCACCCTATGGGATGATACCGAAGGGGGCTGGCATAAATCCGATATGCTGGGGCGGCCCTGTTATGTAGGCATAGACCTGTCCAGCACCACCGACCTGACCGCCGTGGCGGCCCTTTTCCCACCGCTGCCGGAGGAAACGGAGTGGCGCTTTTTTGTGGATGCGTGGATCCCGGAGGAAAACATGCGGGAACGGGAGCACCGGGACCACGTGCCTTTTGGCAAATGGGTGCAGGCGGGGCATATGCACGCGACCCCCGGCAACTGTGTGGACTACGCCTATATTGCCAACTATCTGGACAAACTCATGCTGGACTATGACATCAAATATATTGCGGCGGACGAGTGGCGCATAGATTCCCTGCGCCCCCTCATGCAGCAGGAGGTTGCGGCGCAGAAGATAATCACCATACCCCAGACCATGAGCGGCATGTCCCCAGCAATGAAGGAAATTGAGCGGCTCCTACGCGAGGGCGAAATGACCCACGAGAGGAACCCTTGCGGGCGCTGGGCGTTTGGCAATGTAGTAGTAGCCCAGGACGGCAACGAGAACATAAAACCCATGAAAAACCGGAGCATAGAGCGGATAGACCCGATGTGCGCCCTGATAGACGCGATGGCGGCGGCGGTAAAACTGGAACCCAAGCGCAGCGTATACGAGCACCGCGGCCTGAGAATAGTGTGAGGTAAACAGTGAAGAGATTTAAACTTTTTGGCAAAACATACGAAATACGGGCGGCGGACGTTAAAACACTGCCCTCCGTATCAGATGATAGCGCATGGCAGATGTACCTTGCAGGGCAGGGTTACGCCATAAGCGCAGAGGGGGCGCTGCAGGTCGCGGCGGTATTCAGGTGTGTTGACCTGATAAGCAAGACCATGGCGGCGTTGCCCCTGCACATGTACAAAAATACCGGGGAGGGCAAACAAAAGGCACGGGATCATCCCCTGTATAAGCTGTTGTATGTGCTGCCCAACCGCACCACCACGGCGTATGAGCTTATGCAAATGCTTGTGGCAAACATGCTGCTCACTCGCGGCGGGTATCTCCGCATAGTGCGGGACAGATACGGCTTTGTGCGACACCTCAAAAATCTGCCCACCTCCTGCTGCTCGGAAGTGTACACCAACCGGGAAAACGGGGAACAGTATATATACGTCACCTATGACGGCATAACAGAAACGCTCCGGGAGGGCGATTTTGTCTTTATCCCCGGTTTTAGATTTGGCGACCGCACGCCGGAAGACCCGATGACCATAGCCGCAAGCGTGCTGGGACTGAATAACAGCATGACACAATACGCACAAAGGGGCTTTTCCGGTACTTCCCCCGGCGGCTATATAACCTATCCGGGGCAACTCTCCGATGCGGCATACGAGCGCTTCAAAAAGGACTTCCAGAGCAACTACGACGGCGTAGAAAACGCCGGGAAATGGATGTTTCTGGAAAACGGCTCCACGGCGCAGCCGTGGGACAGGGACATGTCAAAGACACAGCTCCTTGATAGCCGCAAATGGGCTGTAACCGAGATATGTCGCATTTTCGGAGTACCTCCGCATATGTGCATGGATCTGGAAAAGGCCACCTTCTCAAACATCGAGCAGCAGAGCGCCGAGTTTGTACGTGACTGTATAAATCCCCTATCCGTGCGTATAGAGCAGGCCTTTTACCGTGACCTGTTGAGCGAGGCGGAGCAGGCGAAGTATTATTTTAAATTCAACACAAACAGCCTGCTGAGGGGCGACACTGCCACCCGCACGAGCTACTACAACACCATGCGGCAAAACGGCGTGATGTGTGCTGACGATATCCGCGAGCTGGAGGATATGAACCCCATACCCAACGGGCTGGGCAAGATCTATTTTATCAACGGCAACATGCTGCCGCTGGAAAACGCAAAACTCAACGCGCCTAAAAGCGCACAAGCGAAAGGAGCACCCCTGAAAAATGAATAAATTTTGGGAGTTTAAAGCTCTCGGCAACGCCGGTGAGCTTTTTTTGTACGGAGAGATCAGCGATACGCCATGGTGGGGCGACGAAATAACCCCTGCGCAATTTCAAAAAGAATTGGCGGCGCTGGGGGATATATCCACCCTCGATGTGTATATAAACAGCCCCGGCGGGGACATCTTTGCGGGATTTAGCCTGTACAACATCCTCAACCGCCACCCGGCGGCAAAAAACGTGCATATAGACGGCCTCGCCGCATCCGCCGCATCAGTGGTTGCCATGGCGGGCGATACCATCAAAATGCCCGAAAACGCCACGTTGATGATACATAATGCATGGACATACGCCGGCGGCGGGGCGGAGGACTTACGCAGGACCGCCGACGAGCTCGACCGCATCAATGACCAGATAGCGGACATATACGCCGCCCGCACCGGCAAGGAGAAGGACGAGATATCCGCCCTTATGACAGCAGAAACGTGGATGAGCGGCACCGAAGCGCTTAATATGGGCTTTGTAAACGAACTCATCGAAAACAAAAAGGTCGCGGCTTGCGCGGATACCGAAAAGTGGTTTGCGCTGTACAAGCACGCGCCGAAGGAACCGCCGGAAAACAGGGAGCCTGACAACGGGGGAGCAATCCAGCCCGCAGCAGATATAAACACCGCACTGCAGGAGCAGCGCAAGAGATTCAGAGCGACTAAACTAAAAATTTTGGAGGTATAAGTAACCGATGAAAAAGCTCTACGAAATGATGCAGGATCGCGCAAATGTCGCAACCCAGATGCGCGAAATAATGAACAAATTTGAAGACGGCGTGATGGACGCGGAATCCACCGAGACCTATAACCGGCTCGAAAAGGAGTTTGACGCGCTCAACGCTAACATAATCCGCGAACAGAAGCAGCTCGAGCGGGAACGCGCCGCCGGTGAAGTGATCGACAAGCTGGACGCCGGAATACTGCGCAATAAAGTATTTGCCCGCGCACTGCAGGGCGATCCCGAGTCCATAACCAGATACAAAAACACCACCATGACCCTTGGCACAAACGCTACCGCCGGTTATCTGACCGCGCCCGTGGAGTTTGTCAACCAGCTCATAGCCGGGCTCAAAAATGACATGTTTATGCGCCAGATATGCAACGTTGTGGGCCCCATAGGTCAGGCACAGAGCCTTGGGTATCCCAGCCTGACTACCGATGCGTCTGATGTGGCATGGACAACCGAGGTGGCGGCAGCCCCCGAAGAGGCGACCATCGCCTTCGGCCGCCGCGAATTTAAGCCCCAGCGCCTTGCCAAACTGATTAAGATATCCAAGACCCTCATGCGCCACGCGCCCAGCCCTGATCAGACCGTGCTTGACCGCATATTGTACAAGATCGAGGCGGCGCAGGAAAACGCCTTTATGAGCGGAACGGGCACTAATCAGCCTTTGGGCATCTTTACCGCCTCTGACAGCGGCATAGCCACCGGGCGCGACGTTACCGCCGCTTCCGCCACCGCCGTGGCCACCGACGACCTGATAGAGTGCAAATACGGCGTGAAGGGCCAGTATATGCGCGGGGCCTCCTGGGTAATGCACCGCGACCTCTGCAAGATGATCGCAAAGCTCAAGGACAGCGACGGCCAGTATATATGGCAGCCCTCCGTGCAGGCAGGACAGCCTGATATGCTGCTGGGCGCTCCCGTGTATATGTCCGAGTACGCGCCTAACGCCGTAGCCGCGGGCAAGTACGTGGCAGTATACGGCGACTTTAAAACCGGCTATTGGGTATGCGACAGCGACGGCCTCTACATACAGGTGCTTAACGAGCTGTACGCCGTCAACAACGAGATAGGCTACGTTGTCGAGTACTATGGCGACGGCGCACCCGTAGTAGGCGAGGCGTTCAGCCGCCTGAAGATGAAGGCGAGCTGATGAAAATCAAAATGTTGACCTTAGCAGCCGGGCCGGAGGGAGTAACCCCGCCCGGCTCCATCATTGACATAGACGAGGCAACGGCGCGGCAGCTCATCAGGGGCTGTTACGCCATAGCCATGGAGGCCGACAATGGTAATAACAAGACAACCCCCAGCAGTGGAACCGCTAAGCCTCGAAGAGGTAAAACTGCATCTGCGGAATAACCCCGGCGATACCAGCGAGGACAAGGATATAATAGCTCCTCTCATAAGCGCGGCCCGCGAATATTGCGAGAACTATTGCGGAAAGTCATTTGCGGAGCAGTCCATAACCGCTTACCCGGAGGTGAGCGGCACTGTGACACTCCCGCGTGGCCCCGTGATAAGCGTGGACAGCGTTACAGTGGACGGCGAGGCGGTAGAGTATACCGCAGACGTGCGCCGCGGCACCGTGACGGTAAACAAGCCCGGCGCAGTCATAACCTACACCGCAGGATACGAGGAGACACCCTACCTTGTGCGACAGGCCATGCTCCTGCTCATAGGCCATTGGTACACCAACCGGGAGGCTGTGATGCAGGGTTCTACGACCGAGATAGACATAACGGTTCGGGCGATGCTCAACCAATATAAGGGATGGTGGTTTTGATGGCAATTAAAGCTGGAGCAGGCGAAATGCGAACGAAAATCACCATAAAAGCGCCGGAATACAGCATCAAAGCCGGATTCAGCGCGGAAAACTTTAAAAATGTTTTCCCCGGCCCCGTGTGGTGCAAGTGGGTGAATGCCCACGGTACGGAGGTATATCAGGCGGAAGAACTGCACTTGCGGCAGCCCGTGACCATAACCATGCGCTACTCGCCCCTTGTGACCGTCGAGTGCCGCATATGGCATGAGCGGGATGCCGAGCCTTACGAGATCATCAGCATAGACAACATAGGCGACCGCCGGGAATTTTTGGAGATTAAGGCTCAGAGGGTGGTGACGGCATGACCATAGCGGAGATACTCAAGGATGGATACACCGTATGCCACCCGCCCTATATGGGCGACGAGCGCACCTATGTCACATATCAATGCATGGGCCAGGTTGCGATACTGTACGCAGACGGCGTGGAAAAAGAAACTGGAGTGATGTATGCTGTAGATTACTACACTGATAATCCTCCGTTTGAAACTGCTGTTGCTGATATAAAAAACAAACTCGCTGCGGCGGGCTGGAATTGCTCCGTTGACACGGAAATATATGAGACGGATACAGAATTATACCATATCGCCATGACGGCGGTAGGCGTGGGCGGCATATATGGCTAAATTTGAAATAGAAGGGCTCGACGAAGTTGGCCTTGCACTCAGAAACGTAATAGATGGCGTAGAGGATTTCAACATAGAACTGGCCCAAGAGGCCGCAGACATCACGAAGGAAGAAATTGAAAAAAACATCGAAAGGCACAACCATATTCGCACCGGCACGCTCCGGCGGTCTATAAAAACATTCAAAAAGAAAAAACGCGATGGCAGCCCGTATATAGAGGTGACCGCAACGGGCAGTAATCCAGGCCCGCCTGGCAGCAAACGAAAAAAATATGCCGGAAACGCATATATAGCATTCGTGCTCAATTACGGACGCTCGAACCTTGCGGGTAGCCGGTTTTGGACTGAAGCGGAACAAAAAGCGATTGAGATATTCCAGCCTCGGCTGGAACTAAAAATTCTAAACTTTTTAAAAGAGAAAGGACTGAAATAAATGCCTGCGATAGACCTGAGAGGTATAAAAATTGGCGAATACAAAAATAACGACGGAACGGTAACCTATGAAACACCAATATCCATGGGTGAGGCCATGACGGCGCAGCTTGAACTCACTTTTGCAGAGGGACGCCTGTACTCAGAAAGCAGACTTGCAGAATACATAAAACTCGCAACCGGCGGTACCGTCAGCATAGGCGTAAAATATATACCTGACGCAGCACAGAAACTGATGTACGGAGCGAGCGAAAAAACACGCACACTGAACGGGAGCAATAACGCAAAGAGCCTGCTTAGCACCACTAAGGATATTGCCAAATACGTAGGCATGGGCTTTTATGCCCCGGACATGATAGACGGCGTTAATAAGTTCACCGCCGTATTTGTATACAAGGTGCTTTTCGGCCCCCCAAGCAGAGCGTTTAAAACGAAGGACAACACCATCACATTCCAGACGCCTACTACGACCGGCGAATTCCTTGGCGATGATAGCGAGGACAACAACCTGTTCGAAATGGCCACGCTTGACAGCGAAGCAGATGCAAAATCATGGATTAGCCTTTGCTTTGGCGCGACCATTTAAAGGAGCGTCGAATGGACATTAGGCTAAAAACTGCGCCGTATACGTTTGACGGCATGGAAATGACCCTCTGCTGCAACATGAACGTGTTGGCGGATGTGCAGGAGTATTTTGACGGCAGTTTCGGGCGCGCGCTGGAAAAACGGCGAACCCTTCAGGCAAATATAGTATTTCTGACCGCCATGATCAATGATTATCTTGACAGCATCGGATCAACTAAACGTTATGAAGTGAGGGAGGTGGGCCGCAAACTGCCCACCTTGCCCGCCGCGACGCGGGAACTGAGCGATATAATAACCTGTCTGGTGAGCTCCGCGCTGATACAAAAAGAGAAAAACGAGGACGAGGAAAAAAACTTGAACGCCACGCAGAACCCGGGCCTATAGATTTTGCGTGGTATTTGACTATATGGGTAGTGTATTTACATCAAAGCGAGAAAGATTTTTGGAAATCGGCGACGCCGCGCAAGGTGATAGCCATAGCAAAAAAAAATAGCGAAATCAAAAACGGACTGGCAAAGAAAGAAGAACCCTTTAGCCTGTCCGCTTATTTTTTGGGAGGTGCACAGTAATGCCGACCATCAGTACTAAATGGGAGAGCGCGGGAGACAAGGAGTACAAGGACGCACTCAAGGAAATAGAACGCGGCTTGAGCCAGACACGGGCGGAGGCTAAAAAACTGGCGGCGCAATACGAGGACGATGAGGACAGCGTAGAGGCGCTGGCAGCGACGAACGAAAACCTTGCGGACGTAACCAAGGGCCTTAACGATAAACTCGACCTCCAACGTGCCCGCCTTTCAGACCTCGCCGATGCATATGGCGAGACCGACAGCCGCACACAAGCCATGAGAAAGTCAGTTACGGAAACGGAGGCTGCTCTCATAAAATCACAGCACGCCCTCGAAAACAACACCGAGGCGCTAGAAGATGCGAAAGACGCAGAGGAGGGAACGGGCCAGGCAACGGAGCTGCTCAACGGCTTACTTGAGGGACTTGGCGATGTAACGGGCATACAACTACCTAAGGGGCTCGGCGAACTCGACGACACTTTGGGCGACGTTGATTTGACCATGCTCGGGGTTGCCGGTACGCTGGGTACAGTGGCGGGGGCGTTTATCAACCTTGGCAAAGAGACCCTTGAATATAACAAAAAATTACAGGAACTGAGTGATATAAGCAACATATCCACCGAACAACTACAAAAATTGGAATATGCGGGTGGTATGGTAGGCGTCTCACTGGACACCATAGTGGACACCACGAAGGACCTCGGTAAAAACGTACAGGCCGCAATAGAGGGAGACGAAGA